TTCAATAAATCAACAAGAATTTTATTTGCTTCTTCTTGCATGTTTATATCCTGTAAGTTGTAAGCCTGTTCGAGAAAAATAAACAACTACGAGAGACAGAAAAAATATCTCAGGCTCTCTTTCTATAAGCTTTTAGTTGAGGATGTTCTGCAAAACAAAACTGGTTAGTTATGTAACTGCTTCCGGAATACAACAGCCGACGTGCTACAACGTAAAATTCGCTTGATTGTGGCAGTTGAGGAAACAGACTTGCATTTCTCAACATCATCAATAATGACCACATCCGGTACAGGAATGACGCGGGTATGCAATGTTTTTGCACTAATAACATCACAGCCATTCAGTGGTCGAATATCTGCATCTTCAGGCACTACCAGAAGCACACGTTTTTCCGGTGCAGAAAAGCCAGCAGCAAGAGTGCGTGACAATAAAGTCATTCCGCTGCGTGGCTTCATACAAATTTCAGAAATATGATTCTTTTCGTCCAAATGATGCTGGACATCATTTTTATCATCACTCAACAACTCTGCTGTTAATACAATTCCTGCTGTCTCAGATTTCCAGGAAATGCTGATATCCTGATCATCTGCATCAACATCATATTTTATCGAGTAAGGACTAAAGCTACGTCCAACGAACGCATCATTTACCAGTACACGCCCACCCTGTCTGACCTGAAAGTCAACGCGCCCTGAAAGCTGATTTGCTGTTACAAGCAATGCCTTTTTTCTTTTTGTTTTATTGCTCATTGCCACCAACTGTTCAGCCATCTCTCTTGTCACACTACCAGAAACTCTTTCTTGAATTTTCACAGAAAATTTTCTGGATGTAGTAGCATCGACATTAAAAAATCTGGATGTCATCAGGCAGTTATTAACAATTGGCATCAGCTCACTTACGATTGTAAAAAATTCCCGGTAAAGCTCATTTTGCTTTTCAACACACAGCTTTCCACAATCGTCCAGCTTACGCTCAAGAGCACTTAATCTTTCCATTATTGAATTAATTTTTTGCAACTCTTTCATCAAAACCTCCTGACAAAGATACCGTGCGACCACGGTCGCACGCTCCTGAATACATGCCCTGTTTCTTCCACCCTCGCACAGGACTGGCGAGCATGAGGGACAAACCCGCGAATCATTAGCGCGGTAAAAACCCGGTGTGCATCGTTTTTGATTATTTCCGCACACTCGCGCAGAGGAGTTCCCCGTCGGGCTACGGTCATGGTTAATGCGGAAATACGGCGACGATGCAGCGCGGTATTTAATGTGCGACCACGGTCGCACACGAGAAACAAAGAGATTTTTATGCTACAGAGGAACAAGCTGGCGGGTAATTCAGCGTAGTGAATACCGGCATCTCCATCTTGTATGCGTAATGATACTCAGCAGTTGCTCCAGCAGACGCTTTCCAGCCAGGAAGCATCAAAATAGCATCAGCACAACGAAGCATTGCAAAGCAAATATCCATGTATTCACGTTGTGTCAGACCATTAGGCAAAGTGGCTGGATTCAAGACAGAGTGACCATGTCGTGACAAACGATCTGCCTCTTTATTAAAGGCGTCACGATTAGAGTTCTCATATCCCGTCATTGGCCCGGAAATATAAATTTTCATTCACTATCCAACAAATTGAGTTCGTTTTTGATGCAGATGGATTAATTCAGGCATTGCGTCCTGATGTACTCCTGCAAATATCCAACCTGTTTCGTCACTGTGACGATTCGCTCTCTGAGGGTGAAATAATCCCGTTCAGCGGAGTCAGTAAGTCGGGGGCCGGTAACATCGCCCAGGCCGCCGGTGCTGGTCGCTCCGTTCGCGGAACATCTGGCGTTGAGGTGCAGCCCACACTTGCCAGTGCGAACACAACGCTGCAAATCATCAAGCTGCTTTTTGGCATCAGCTAAGTCCTTCGTGTATTTGGCATCCAGCGCCGCTGCATCACGCTGGCGGATCTGCAAGTCTTTGATAGTGGCGTTCGCCAGCTTCAGCTCTCTGGCGTTTTTGTCGCGCTGCTCCTTGTAGGCGATGGCGTTATCACGGTAATGATTAACAGCCCACGACAGGCAGACGATGATGCAGATAACCAGTGCGGAGATAATTGCGGTTACTCTGCTCATTGCTGCCCCACAAACAGACTTCACGCTCAATCTCACGGCGAGTCATCAGCCCTTTCCATTGCTTGCCGCCAGCATATGTCCAGCGACGTAGTTGATCACATGCACCTTTGATATCGCCCTGGTTGATTTTGCGAAGAAGTGTCGATGTTCTGAAATTGCCTGCACCCACGTTGTAAACGAACGAGTAAAGAGCACCACGCGTTGTTTCCGGTATATCGACTTTGATGTACGGGTTAATTTGTCTGGCGACAGTAGCAAGGTCTTTATTCAGGAGAGCTTTGCATTCTGCTTCGGTATACGTTTTACCGAGCATAATGTCTTTTCCTGTATGCCCGTAACATACAGTCCATACACCAACGATGTCTTTGTAGGGGTTATGTCTCACACCTTCCAGACCATCGTTGCCGCTCGGACCAGAGATGAGCACAGATGCTATGGCAATAGCCCCGCCACCAATAGCAGTTGCGACAGCTTTGCGTAATGATGACTGCATCATATTTCCTTCGGTGCTCTCTTTCCCAATTCACCAATAACCATCGCCGTGGCGGAAATATTATTGGCATCAGTTTTATCCAATATGTCCTGCAATATCTTCGTGCGCTTCATCTGCTCGCGTTTATTGAGCCGGTATGTAAGTACACCGAGGATAATGCTGAACGCGACACCGATAATGAAGCCCCAATCCTGCAATGACAGGCTGGCAAAGAACGCAGTAAGACCAGCACTACCATAAGATGCGCTGCTGTATCGTTCATCCATCTTCATATCTCTTACCTCGCAATAGTTGCTGAGGTTTCGGCTTGGAAACTATACGGCGAGAAATAACCCCATCAAAAACGGCAGGGGAATATATTCTTCAGTTACTCAAATAACTTTTTCACTTCATCAACTGTCTGAAGATAACGTTCACCCTCAATCTCAATACCGATTGCCTGACGACCTAACTTCAGCGCGGCTTTAATAGTAGAGCCTGATCCCATAAAGAAATCGGCAACGATATCTCCGGGGCGGGAACTACTTTTTATAATATGTTCCATCATCGCTGCAGGTTTTTCACATGGGTGCTTGCCAGGATAATATTGCACAGGAGGAAACTCCCATACATCGGTATAAGGTACATCAGCAGTAACATGAAATGGGCGGCGCAAATTTTCATACTGAGCCTTCAAATCATCATACTGCTTCTTTACTTCCTCATAACGCAATTTCAGATCGCTATAACGCTTTTCATGTTCTGAATAATCAACATTAAAAGGATATGGACACGGGACACCGAGTGAATCTGCCTTCCTGCGAAATAATTCGCATAGTTTATTAAAATCACTTAATGATGGAAGCCGCCACTGCGAATAAGAAAACCAGTGCGAACACATCTGCTTTCCTGTTGCTGAATTAATGTCTGCGGCTGATATATCTAACTGACGGCGAGCCAGCGAAAAAGCATCAATTAGTGGAGAAAAAATATTTTTTCTTAAATCTGCACATTTTGAAGCATAACCTGACTGACCTTTAGCATAACCTGACGCGCCGTAATGCTCTGCAAATAATATTCTTTCAGTGGCAGGAAAATAAGCCCTTAAACTTTCTTTATGACAACCGCGCCACATACCACTGGGTTTAGCCCAAATGATATGGTTCAGAACATTGAAACGGTCGCGAGTTAATAATTCAATTTTTGACGCAAGGCGAGAGCCGGTAAACATATACAGGCTGCCATTAGGGGCCAATATCCGCCAAAATTCTGCCAAAAATTCATCAATCCACCCCAAAAAGTCAGCATCGCTATCCCACTGGTTATCCCATGCGTTAGCCTTTACGCCGAAGTATGGTGGGTCTGTTGCAATCAAATTGACCGAGTTATCAGGGATGGTTTTGATAAATTGCAGAGAATCTGCGCAAACGAGTTGCGCGCCATGAATATTAGTGGTTTTGAACATAGCTATTATTTTTTTGCCTGGGTAAGCTAACCCGGCGATGCGCATCGCGGGTGGGCTTTAGGTTCAGCCTATAGCTCTGGCATGGGTTGACCGCAGGACAAGCTGCAACTTGTCCTGCGCCCACTTTTCAGGCACAAAAAAACCGCCATAAAGGCGGCTTGTTGGATGTTGGGTACAAAAAACCCAACTTAACAAAACAATAACTAAAAACCGTAATTTTGCCAAGCTTTTTCGTTTTTGTGCTGTGCGACCGTGGTCGCACAGTTTTTAGAAAGTTGCCTGCTTATATTCATCGGTCAAAGAATATCGACCAGACCCGCTACGCTTTGCAACCCCAAAACAGATCATCTGTTCGATGATAAATTCAACGGCAGCTTGACTCAAAAAACAGGCTTCGCTTAACTCTTTCAGGGAAATGCGTGGGTATCCACGCATAACACATTCCACACTCAGGGCCGCTTCAGTCATATTTCCACGAATTTCATTAATATTCATAACGCCTCTCTAATCAATCTTGAAACTGGAAATCAACATCAGCCATAAAGCGGTTCAACTCAGCCAGTTTTGGCCCCATAGTCCCAACTAAGCGACCAGCCAGTCGTTCTGCCAGGTTGGTACTGTTGAAACCATATTCCTTTTCGAAACGTTCAACCTTCTGCCACAACTCATACAGTTCGTTAGCTATCTCCGCAACGTCGTCGCGCATTTTTTCGTTACCTTGATAATTCATAATATCCTCCAAATTCATATAGTTAGTGGGTTATTGCCCCTCAATGACACGAACTGTAACTCTGCCAAACGAACACATCCAGTGTTATTTTTAACTTTTTAGTGAAATTTTTAATTTGCGCTTTTTTCTTGTTTTGGTGTATTTTATGGCTATGGAGGCTATAATATGTTTAACGTGATAACCCACCCTGCAGCACTGGATGAACTGCTTGAACTACCAGATGATTTGCGAGGTCGCATGACCAGATTAATTGAGCGACTGGAGAAGGAAGGCAACAAACTGAAGATGCCCCATAGCCGTGTAATAGGTGGAGGGCTTTTTGAACTACGAGTAGGGGATAAAAACATCGCAAGAACGCTGTACGCCTACGCGACTGGTAACGAAATTTATCTATTGCATGCATTTGTAAAAAAGACACAGAAAACACCGGTGAAGGCTATCGAAATCGCCAGAACTCGCCTGAAGGAGATGAACTGATGAAAGCGAAAGGCATCCCGTTTAACGAAGTAAAAGAAAAACTCCTCAACACTCCAGAAGCCGTCAAAGGATATGAAGAGGCCGACAAAGAGCTGGAGATGGTCGAAATGTTATACGAAATGAGGGAAAGAGCAGGTTTAACGAAATCAGCTCTGGCTGAACGAATGGGGTTGCGACCGTCAGCCATCAGCCGCCTGGAAAGCAATCCTTTAGGGGCAAGTATGAAAACTTTGGCTAAATATGCTCATGCCTGCGGCGCAACCATCGATATTCGCGCTGTTTATTAATTAGACTCTTTTACTACCCCGTCCAGAAGGGCGGGGTGTGCATCAATGATGTGAACGCTCAACAGCGATAGTTTGCTGACAATGCTGGGCAATCTCTCGCGACATGTTGATGAGTCGTGAAACCTCACCAATATGTAGGCTGGCTTCTGGAGAAGCCAGGGTGACGCTAACCAGATCCAGAACGGCGTCAATATCTCTTAAATTTGAATCGAGTTGTTCAAGAGTTGATACGGCTGCTTCAGACATTAAATCTCATACCATTTAACTAAAAAAGGTTATTTATACTGTATAAAATTACAGGGTAAAACTCAAACTTTACGGTCAATTTTCAATGAATTAACTGCGTAAACTGCTGTGTGACCCGATACTTATGCTCTCTCCCTATGCCACGATCAACTTTCTCAAGAAGTCCAGTACGGACAGCAGAATCAAGCATCCTTTTAACAATTCTGCTATTTAACCCAACATCAAAAGAAAGCATCGAAGCGAAAACAAAACCATCACCACCATCAGAAAAGCTCTTTTCGCTCCGTTTTCGTATCATTTCAAAAAGCAATGCCTTTTTATCCATTTATCCCTCCGTGACCAGTCACGCTTTGAGCGCAAGTTTCAGCCTCGTGGTTGTAAGGTGGCATGACCCTTCGCCATCAAAAATGCATTCTGAAACAGGCATTTTTTGACCACATCGCGGGCAAGTAGTAGATAGCTGCTTCTGCAGCTCCTTATAGTTTTTCCTGATCAGCAAACCAATGACTTCGTTCTCCGAATATGGAACTCGCCCTGGTCTACGCAATACACAAATTTCCCCCAACATACGTAACTCGTCAGGTTCTAGAATCCAGTCCCGTCTTGATGTGCCTTCCTTCTTCAACCGTTCCCTGCGTCTCCTTTGCCGTTCTGCCGGTGTCAGCGCCATAAATCCTCCTGAAAATTACTTAACCCAATTAACTACACCGCCAGCGGCCACAACCGCCCTTTCACAGTCACGCTCATATCTCAAAGGTTGAAATACACCATCAATAAAATATTTATCTCCACCAAACGCTGCAGGAAGTGAAACAGAAAACTGAATATGACCATCCGGAGTTACCGGAGAGTTGCCAGCCAGTCTACGCAACACAGCCTTAACGGCCTCAATACGGTCATCATCAACTTTTTCTACAATATTGGAATTTAAATACTTCGAAGCCTTGCTATGCCAATCGCTGGTTTTAGGGTCTTGTCCATCCATCAAACGCCAAGCTTCAGCGATTAACTCATAGCCAGTGACAGTGGCTTCCTGCGCATCACCAATAAGTCGTGTAATCTCTCTTTCAAGCCGACCGCCTAGCTCTGTTTTAGTGCAATGTTCTGACCAATCGCCAGCCTCAAGCAGCGCGAGAATGCTTAAAATATCGTCCAATAGAACGGTAGTATTATCGACTTCCTTCTGAAACTCACCGGCTACTGATTTATGCATCATTCGTCATCCTCATCTGAGTCATCCTCATCACAGGATGAGAGTAGTGGGTTAGTCATTCGCCCTACTTGAGTGGCGTAGCCACGCCGACAGAGATTGCGCAGCACACTGTATATTTCGAACATCTCGGTTCGTTCATCACCAACATCAAGCTCAGATGCTATAGCGTGGCATTCAGTCGCGAGAGCCGATATTTTCTGAAATAACTCTGCTTTATTCACTCTTCGACTCCTGCGGCGGTTCTGGTAGTGGCATCCAGTGAGTTGCTTGCTCAATACCATTACCCGGCTTAATCGTTGCATCTCCGCTCCGAAAGGTGCTTCCGGTATAGCGTGCGGAGCATATTAGCGGTTCAACCAGAGAGCTATCGAAATTCACCGAAATAAGCACGTTCTGGCCCTTTTCAGGCATTCGATCACTACAGCTTATCCAACCATCCGGAGTTACCGGATAGTTGCCAGCCTCATACGCGACCCTTATCCAGTGCATAAGCATTTCAGTACTTACACATCCACAATCAACATCAATTTTGTCATGCTGCTGTTCCAGCCATTGCTCAAAAGTTAACTTGTAAGTTTGGCTTACAGGTTTGGCTTCCAGTTCTGCTATGTGATTTTTGGCTGATTCCAACTCAATCGACAATTTTTCCAACTGCTCTTTATGATTTTTATATTCCTGATATGCGTGCCAGGACTGACCTTTGCGCACACTATCAGTGATATCAGTAATCTGTTCTGGTGTTAGCGTGGTCAGTGGCTGTGATGGGAAAATAAGCACTTTCCCGGAATCCCAATCAAAACCAGCGTGAATTGACTGAACCTCAACTGAAGGTGTTGAACCAATGCTGCCAGGCGAATGAACAACGATTGTTACATCCATATCGCGACGATGGCTGTGGTTGTTGGACAAAATACGATTCAACAAAATACGATTCACCAACTCAGAAAATTTAGAAAATTTCATGCTGATTCACCTTTCTCTGCTCTCTCCTGTCGGAACATCACTATCATCAGGTCGCCTTTTGTCGCTATCTTGGCTGTTGTGCCTGGCTCAATGCGGCTAAGTTCAAATGCGTCATAGAACGCCTCCAACGCTTTCTGGCGTTTTTCCTGTTTGCGGCGCTTTCCCCACTGCTTTAGAAAAACAGAGGCCGCCCACTTCCCCGCACTGAACATGATGTAAAACCAACCGAGAAGTGCCAGACCGGTATTTAGGGCCGTATCGATCGTTATCGTGGTGTCGATATTCACTACGCCACCTCCTGAAAATTTCCCTGATAAAACGCCAACACACGCTGCATAACTTCGCTCTTCCGACAATCGTGACAAATCATGTTCAAGCGCCTGTCGTAACGACGTATTTCTCCGTCAGGTAATGACCAGATAAGGTCTGGATCAACCACTACCGATTTCTTCGGCTTTACTCTTGATAGTTTTTTACGGGCGTTTTGCCAGTCCTTGCGTGCTTGTGCAGACAGAAATATCCCGGAGCCAGAGATATACAAATCACCACTGGCAGCAAGCTCTCTTGATAAACGACTAACAGCACACCGGCTAATACCAGTTTCATCCGCAAGTTGCCTAACCGTTCCTCGTCCATTCAGGCGCACGAGTTCCACAATTTGTTTATTCAGTTCTTCCCTCTGTTCTGGTGTAAAAGCCTTTGCCATTACGATTCTCCTTGCCCTTTTACAAGACGGGAGAAAATTGCGGATACATATTTAGCCTGATGAATAGCATCAGCCAGGGCATTGTGTCGTTCGCCATCAAATAGCATATCTTTTTTAGGATTAAAACCAATAAACTGACCAAGATTAACGATTGTTCGAACATCCTGATCATTAAAATATTCCCACGGACAGGCTAAGCCAACGCGCTCATAAGCACCGCGTAAAATTACATTATCGAACGTTGCTCCATTTCCCCATACTTTCAATTTTTTTAAATTACATGCATGGCAAGTAATAAAGTGTGATAATTCAAAAAGTGCATCCTTAATATCAAGGGCATCATTAGTACAAATAGCGGCTCTGGCTTCCTTGCTCTGTTTCAACCACCATAAAATGGTATCACCATCGGCGATACCACCATTCAACATCGAGCTTCTGAGATTCACTGGCACATAAAAAGTAGGACCTAATTCCTCACTTTCTGGAGAAAAAAACACTGCCCCGATAGAAACAATTGGAGCACATGTGTTAGTACCCATTGTTTCAAGGTCAATCATTACATCAGACCGTTTCCTGTCGTAAATAATCTGATTAGTCACGAATAATTCTCCTCAACGTTTATCTATACCCAAATTTTCTGTTGATATGTTCTGGATGGTTTTGGCGTTCTTTCTGATTCAGGTAAATGAACATAAACGCAATATCCATCACCTAAAAAATCAGAACGAACAACCAGAACTTTCTTACCACGCCGCCGATAAGTATCTGAAAGACGCTCTGCTTCATCATGCGTCATCGGCCCCTGCTTAAATGGCGTTATTTTCATTTTCTTGTGCGACCACGGTCGCACCCTCTCTGATTTCCAAGTAACGCTTAATCCAAAGATTTTCTATATGCTTATTACCTGGCTGATTTGATAAATACCAATCGGCAATTACAGACTGCTTATTACTATCTGGTCGTGTCCTGTAACCACAAGTTGGACACCAGATAACATATTCATTTCTTACCCCCGAATACCTTAATTCTGGCTTCGACGGTTTCCTGAACATAACTTGTTTACAAAGACAGAATGGCACTTCCTGCCCGATGGCGTTTGATGATTTCACTGCGCTTCTCCGCCGCATTTAATAATGCAGTTCGATTTAAGCTCAGACATCGCGACTTAATTAAAAGCCAGCGTTCTTTATAATCTTGTCTCCAGCTATCAATAGATATATTCAGTAGAAAACTCAGATGCCTGTCCTGTTCTCTCTCATCAACTGCCTCAGCACACGTAAGTTCTGATTTAACCTGTTGTGCCGCGTAATAAATCAATTTCCGCATGGCTTTTTTCGTGGAGGCCTTCATTTTTTTAAAGCCGCCCCCCGAATGAGCAACCAGAAAATCAAGCCATAACCACTGACAAACAATCACATCATTGTTGTAATCAGGCTTGCATCCGTAGCAATAATAAAGCCAGGCTGATTCCTCGTTATTCAACTGACCAATAGCCCTGCGCCAGCTGGCGCTCTGAAAATCAATATCAGTGAGCAACATTGATGATTGTTTAAATGTTTTCCCCTGGTGGAATCTAACCGGCTCAGCAGGAACGGACACTTCGTATGAGTTATCATCCCCCACACTGATTGACCGGACTGGTTTATTGTTAAACCGTCCTGATCTACCGAGACGCATCTGCTCAAGCTGGACCTCCAGAATGCCACGCTGGCGATAATGAACATCAGCCAATGCCGTAGAGACGCAGCTGCGTATATACTCAAGCTCCACGCTTACGACTCTCCTTAATCGACTGCTTTACCCGCCGAGTTGTAAAGTCACTCTTCAGCTTATAAGCAGTACGAACTTCAATATCGCTTTGCCGCAATGAAGGAATCTCTCCAGCGGTTAACCATTGGTAAACAGCTCCGGGTGTTACACCTACCCCTGCCGCTGCTTTTTCTACACTGCCAAAATGGCGAATAAGTTCTTCTGGTTTCATGTTGTTATTATAAACAATAAACAACAATTAAAGCCAGCTATAATAAATAAATTTTATAGCCAGCTATAAGAAGATCATTTATGATTACAGTATGAAAACACGAGGCGAACGACTGAAAGCACGCCGTTTAGAGATGAAGCTGACGTTGCGAGAAGTTGCTGAGGCTGTCGATATCTCTATAGCAGGCGTCCAAAACTTAGAACGTG